AAAGCATACTGCGAGGGTGCAAGGCATATGCCAGAGGGGTAAACCCAGTTGAAATCCCGCTTTTACAGGGCTTTGGAGTCGCGGTTGCCTTTGATGGGTTGGCCTACTTCAAGCGGTCTTGCGCCTTGCGATACGCGGCCTCATGTTCGCGCTTGTCAACGGCGACGACGAACACCACAACCTCTTGATCAATGACCTGATAGATCAGGCGGTAACCCGCGCTGCGCAGCTTAATTTTGTAGCAGTCGGGAAACTCACGCAGGCGGTTGGCCTCGACACGCGGGTTGGCCAATACTTCTGCCAGTTTCTTTTTGAATTGCTGCCTGACTGTATCTCCGAGTTTGTGCCACTCCTTGAGTGCGCGCTGGTCAAACTCAAGACTAAAGGTCATCCAGTGTCACCTTGACCCGTTGCGGGGCGGCCAGGCGTTCGCGCACAGTGTTGATCAGCACTTCGTCTTCTTCGGTCATCAGCACGGGGCGAAAAGGCAGTTGGCCGCGTTCGGCGACGTACTGCAATGCTTGACGCATCAGCTCCGAAGGGGTGACGCCGAGGCGTTCCAGTTCCTGGTAGGCGCGGGCTTTGAGTTCGTCGTCCACGCGGATATTGATAGAGGCCATAGGCTTGACTCCTGTAATGACGTTTGTCATTACACTGGCGCTCTGCAGCGTTTTTTGCAAGTGCCATTGGGCGGTTGAGCATTTTGCGTTACCCACGTTACCTCCAGAGCTTAAAGCAGCACGCGCCTGATTGGCGACAGGCGCGTTATTTTTGCAGGTCGGCACATGCTGCAGCGCAAGAATTTTTCTCAAGGTATGCCCTGAAAGACGCCTCTCCTTCAGCCGCTTCCAGCTCTTTATCCACCGGCAGCACTTTTTCCGGCCCCCACTGCGGCATCATGTCGGAGGTGGTCACTTTCGCGCCTTGGGCCTGGAGCGTGGATGCCGCAATGATCGATGCCTGAATATCCCCGCGAATATCGCCAATCGGCGACTGCCGGTCGTAGGCCATCCATAGCATCAGCTCTTCTGCGCTCATTTGTTCGCGCAGGTCGTGCAAGGTCATGCCCAGGCGGAGAGCCAGCGCCAACATAAAGGCCAGCGCCGGTTCCGCCGTCAGGCGTTTCCCGCTGCGTCCACCGGGTCCGGGGTGTCTTCGTTCAGGCCGACGCCGCTCAGTTCAAAGACTCTGGCGGAAAGCCGGTCATGCACGGGGCTGAATGCCTCGGCCACTTCGTCTACGTCCTCATCGCAGAAAACCCGCTGCTGGTTTTCATCGAACAAGGTACGCACCAGCACAAAGGCGTAGAGCACGTTGGCGTTAACCTCCACATGACGCTCTGGCGGTGCCTCTTCACCTTCGGCTACTTCCACCGCATGAGCGCTGAGCCCCGCCTCAACACGGGCAGCAGACACCAGCTCGGCGGCGCGACGGCGGTATTCCACCCAGTCACCAGCACTCAGTGCCCGGACGGTCACAAGCGCACCGCCCCACTCTGCCACCGCCACGGTTTCGTGCTTGAAGTTGCGCAGCGGGTCGAGTGCAAGCGCACGAATGCCGCCGTCTGCGGCTTTTACGCGGGCCATTACGCTTTCACCGGCATGTTGAAGGAAACCGCACCTGTGATGCGGACGTTAAAAGTGCCATTTACGGTACCGTTGGGGGCGGCGTCCCAGGTGAACTGGGTAACCAGCCCCAAAAAGTCCGAAGAGGTGCCGTCTTTGAATGCCGTGCTGAAAGCCCGTGGTTCGCCATCATCACGGGCGGTACGCAGTACGGTTTGCGCCTCGTCGTCAGCCTTCCAGTTGCCGGACATGGTGAAGGTGCCGTTATCTGCCAGGCCGGTGGTGAATTCCTTGGCTTCGCTGGCCAAGGTCGAGACTTCGATTTCGTCCGACTGCCCGCCCTGGAACTGCGGCTGCTTGATTGTGACCGAAAGGTCTGCCCAAAGCAGTGCGGGGGCCTTGGGATCAAGGGTCGTGAGCTTGGAAACCTTGAGCTTAGTGCCCTGGGTTTTAACGAACTTGGCTTTTGTAGGGGTTTGAGCGGCCATGTGGCCTCCTAAGTTTGGGCACAAAAAAGCCCGCTCAAGGCGGGCATCTGTGTTGTGGGAGATCTATGCGTGGAACAGCTGGTACTGACCTTCATGCTCAAGGGCCTGCATATCCCCCTCAATGCTTGGCTTGCGAATCTGCCAGCTGCGCATCGTTCGTCCAGCCAGACTGGTGACGCTTTTCCAGTGGCGATACTCGAGCACCAGCTCATTGCGGACTGCGTTGAAATCTATTGCCCGCTTGAGAAGCTGTTCGGCCATCCAGTTGAAGGCAGCAATGAACGCTTCCTTAATGGCAGCGGCTTTCTTGCCTGTGAACCCCATCACAAGAAACATCCACCCATCCTTTGTCATCTGGTAGGCGCGGCTTTCAATTGGAGCTCCACCGCTAGGGTTTTCCCGGGATGAGACCGTCAAGCCAAAATTGGCTCGACGGAATTTCTCGCTGCATCCAAGATTGTCGATCGCTCGCAAAACCTTACCGTGAGCTCTCCCGAAGTACTCAGCCACTCGCAGCGAAGTCGTAACAACCTGGCCTTTGTCCGCCGCGACCATCTGCTCGAACTCAGCTTCGCTCAAAATCAATTCATTCATTACGCTCTCCTGATACGCCGTTAAAAACAGCAGGCAGGGGCGGAGGCGTACCCGCCCGTTTCGGGTGTACAGCCCTAGCCTGCACAACAGAAAAACCCCGGCAATCGCAGGGACTCATGGTTGCAGGGTGTATTCCCAGCTCACGCTGAAAAGTTCGGTGTCGTCTTCAAAGGCGTCCGGTAGCCGGTCTGCACTGCCGGTGGTGAAGTCGTCGCCGTCATTGGTCATGGCGGTAAAGGCTTGCCGGGCGAGGGTGAGGGCTTTGAAGTGACTGGCGCCCCAGGCGTCCACCTGGATGCTCAGGTCGCTGGAGCCGTCCCACCCGGTGAGGGTGAATCCGGCGCCTTCGCTGACGGTTTGCAAGATCAAACGGGGCAAGGCCGCGCCCTCGGGAGCAACGCCGAAGTACACGCGCCCGTCGACCAGAGGCGAGAGCCTGTCGATCAGTGAGTTTTCGATCATGGGGTTACCCGGTAATGGCGTTATCAATGCCTTGGGCCAGCTTGTCGGTAACGGCCTTTTCGATTTGCGGCAGGCTGCTGTCCCACGCAGGGCGCATAAACGGCGCGGCTGCATGTTTGGACGTACCGAATTCAACAAACCACCAGTAGTAAGGGGCGTCGTAAACGGTTTTGGTGCTACGCCTTTTCTTGCCCCGGGATTTGATGGCCTTGGTGGATTTGCCTTTGGGCTTTTTGACCCGGATGCCCGCCGTGGCACCGGTAGGGGTTTCCGACTGTTTAAGGCGTGTTGCGGTGATGTTTTTCTTCAGCCGGCCGGTACGCACAGGCGCCAAGGCCCGGGCTCTGTCGCGAGCGACCCGGGCACCTGCCATTACGGCATCACGCGCCACCTTATTGCCCGTGGCCCGGGACAAACGCTCAAAATCCGCCTGCAACTCCCCAAGCCCCAGGATACTGACCGAGCCGTTACTCATTGGGTTTCACCGTTTTGCACATGAGTTTGAGCATGTCCCGCTGGTTGGTCGGCAGCGGTGCAATGATTTCGTAGGTGATGCCGTCATGCACCAGGTGCTGGGCGGCCACCACATCCTTGCGGTAGCGAATGTTAATTTCGGCGTTGATCTGCGCCTGCATCTGCGACGCGGCCTCGTACATCCGCCCGGATGGGGCCTTGATTTCAGCCCAGACCTTGCCGATATCGGCCCAACCTTTGACCGGTTGGTTGAGTTCGTCCTTGGTTTCAGTGAGGCCGCGCAGCATGCACAGGTGTCGCAGTGGACCGGCTCTCATACATTCACCCAGCGGTGGGGTTTCCACAGCGCGTTGGTGGCCATTGGCAGTTCAATGGCTGACACGCCCACTGCCACGGTTTCGCGGTTGGCGTACCAGTGGCCAATCAGCAACAAGGCGCCCTGTTGAATGCTTTTGCTAAGGGCGAGCGCATTGCCCGGCGGGTCGGGCAGCGCGTGCGCGGGGTCGATCAGGGTTCGGTTGGTCCAGCCTTCAAAGGCGCTAAGTGCCGCATCGGTGTAACCCTGAATCAACAGGTCTTCGTCATCGTGAAACACCCGCAGTTGCTGCTTCACGAGGCTCAATGCAATCAAGGCTTGGCCTTGGTTTTGCGCTCGGTTTTTGAGCCTTCAACCAACGTGGCGATCTTCAAGTGGTCGACTGCCACCAACGCACAACGTTCGGAGACTTCCTGTTCACCGGTTTCAATTTGAATGACGTGATTACCACCTTCCGCAAAGGGAAATGGCTTGGTGACCAATATCGTAGGCATGGCGATCTCCAGAGGCATGGGCGCCCGCAGGCGCCCTGCCCGTTACTCCGCGCTGAGGGTGAGGATTTTGACTGCCTGGGAGTCGACCAACATGCCGCCGACACGCTTTGTGGTGTAGAAACCCACATAAGGTTTATTGGTGTACGGGTCGCGCAGTACCCGGGTGCCAATGCGGTCAACGATGGTGTACGCACGCTTGAAGTCGCCAAAGGCGATGGCGTTGGCATCGGCAGCCACATCGGGCATGTCTTCGTTTTCGGTGATGCCGTAACCCAGCAGCACGGACGGTGCTCCGGCTTCCAGACCCGGACGCCACAGGTAGTTGCCTTCCTTATCCTTGAGTTTGCGCATGTACGCGACGGTCAGGTTGCCCATCATCCAGGTGCCGTTGGCGCGGTAGCCCGCTTTCAAGGCGTGGATCAGGTCAATCAGGTTGTCGCCGGTGATTTGGCCAGCGGCGCCGGTGATGATCTTTTGCAGCACGCCAAACTCGCGATCGGCATCGTTTTTCGTATCGAGGGTGTAGGCCAGCAAGCCTTTCGGTTTGTTGGTGCCGTTGCCAAGCAAAAAAGCGTTGCCCTCTTTTTCGGAAAACTCGCGGGCCACCTCATCGTTCAGCCAACCTTCAGCGTTGAAGAACAAATCGTCCAGGCTGGTCTGCGTGGCTTGCGGGTTGGCGTAAATTTCGCCCATAAAGGCAGAAATTTGACCCAGGGTCGGGGTGTCGGTTTTTGGTCGCTCGGCCGTTTCACCCACCCAGCCCGAACCGGCGCCGCCGAGGTTTACCAAACGCTTGTAATCGGGTGTGCCCACGGTGATCTGGTTGCACACCTGACGCATTGGCGAGGTTTCCCGCAGTAGTTCGATAATGCTGCGGTCCAGGTCTTCGGGAACGGCGTAACCGCCATCCGACTCGACGCCAATTTGCAGCGCCTTGGCTTGCAGTTCGCCAAGCCCGGTCTCGGTGCCCTTGCGCACAAACTGCAAGAACGCCGCTTTGTGTTCGCTGGCGGCCTTGGTGCCGGTGCCGTCCGGGCGCTTGAGGGCAATCAGTTCTTTCTCAAGCGAGGATTTCAGGGCATCCAGTTCGCCCAGTTTCTCGTTGAGGGTATCGACCTGCCCGGACAGTTTGCCCTTCTCTTCTTCCAGGCCGTCGATACGCTTGTCGTTGGTCTTTTTGAATTCGTCGAACTTCTTGCCCAGGGCTTCGGCGACGTCTTCGATGTCTTTCTTTTCAACAGCCATGAGAGGCTCCTTAAATGCGGGTCAAAAGTGATTTGAGGGATTGCATTGCGTCGTCAACACCCGCCTCTCGCGGTGATACAGCGCTGTAGCCTTTGGCCATAAATGCCTTGGCCTGGGAGCCCGAAAACCCTACCTCTCGCAGGGCGCGCTCCACTTTGCTGGGCGGCGGTGTTTCGCCACGGGCCAGCAGAGATTTCACATCGGTGATCCGGGCTTCGTCGTTGGCCGGAAAGGTGACCAGGGAGACTTCCCAGAGGTCGATCGCTTTCAGTATCCAGATGCCCTTTTCCTTGTCGTATTCGTAGTCATCGAGCATGTAGCCGATGGACATGCCGGTCAGGCTTCCTGCCTTCATATGAGCGTGGGCGCGCTTGGCCAGCGGGTCGGCGTCGATCAGCAAGCGGCCTTTGACGTACAGGCCCACATCGTCTTCGCGCATCTCGGTGTAGATGCCGATGGGCTCGCTCATGTTGTGTTGCCAGAGCATGGCCGGCAGACGAGCTTTGGCTTTCCACTTCTCCAGAGTGGCGGCAAAGGCACCGCGCACCACCACGTCGCTGTAGCTGTCTTCAACGCCGAACACGGAGCCGTAACCTTCAAACTCGCCGCTGTCGCTGACCGATTTGATGGTCAGGGGCAGATCAAGCCGTTGTTTCGTCTGCATCGGGCGACTCCGGTTTGGTGGTCATGTTCATGGGGGTCAGGTAGATGTCGCCGCCCTCGCGGGGGTTTTCGTCTTCCAGTTCGCGGCAGTCGTTGGGGCTCAAAATCCCCCACTGGATGCCCTTGCCGTAGGACTCGTAACGGCCTTTCAGGTCGCCGCGCATCAGGGCGCCGGCGTTGAACTTGGCGTAATGGGTCAGACGGTCGGTTTCGTTGAGCAATCCCACCTGAATGCGGTGCTCGATGCGGGTCATCAGCGGCACCAGTGAGTAGTTCACAAAGCTCATGCCCATGTGTTCGATGTTGTTGAGGGTCATTTTTTCCATGCTGGCCACCAGATGTGGCGGCACACGGAACAGGCCGCAGATTTGCGCCTCGCTCATCTTTTTCGATTCGATGAACTGGGTGTCCTGGGCGTTGAGGCTGATGGGTTTCCAGTCGAGGCCCATTTCCAGAATCATCGGTTTGTAGGCGTTGGCTACACCCATGTGCTCGCCCTGAAACTCGGCTTTCAGTCGGGCAAAGGCTTCATCGGTCAGGGTTTGCTCGGTCTGCAGCACACCGCTGGTGACGGCGCCGTTGGTAAACAGCTTGGCAGCGTGGGTGTCCATTGCCTGGCCAAGGCCCAGGGCTTGCCGTGCGTAGGCGATGGGGTTCAAGCCATTCAGCCCGTCGAGGGTGAACAACCGCACATGCCAGATTTCGTCCTGTGTCAGCACCTGCTGACCGGTCTTGAAGTTGACGGTGTACTCCACCGTCCAGTCGTCTTTGAGTTTGGGCGTCACAATGTCGGGGTTGAGCGGCAGCAGCTCGACCACGTTGCCCAGCGCCATCACCTTGTAGGCAAAGAAGTTGCCGCGCAGGCATAAGCAGGCCACCAGCATTTCCCAGAACTCTTGCGAGGTCATGAAGCTGTTGGGCGCCATTGTCAGCAGCGGATACAGCCGGTGCGAAGTGGCGGGCAGACGAACCTTGCCGGTTTGTTTCAGCAGGCGGCACGGCAACATGCCGATGGACTCGGACAACACCCTGATGCAGTTGAAAACCACCAGTTGCTGTAACGCACTGCTGGTGGTTACACGCTGCCCGGCATGGGTGTCGTAACCTGCGCCCAAGGCCTTGGCCAGTTTCTCTGACGTGTCGATGGCCTGGGGATCGCCCTTGGCGCCAAAGAGCCGGCCAATCCGCTTGAATAGCCCCATTAGAGTTTCCTGATTCCGTGTTTGGTGAGGTGGCCAGAGAGGGTTTCATCCGGATGAAGGTTTGCCAGCACCCGCCCTATGGACATGATCAGCGCCACGGCGCCGTCGATTTTGTTGTCATCACCCTGTTTGATCGGGCGCACCACGTCGTCGTTGCCGGGCATGTGTTTGCCGATCACGTTGGCGATGCACCAGGTCATGATCGGGTTGCCGTCATGGTGAAAGCGCCCCGACTCGATGGCTGCTTCCAGCTCTTTCATCGGGTCGGACATGTTGGTGTAGTTCTGGGTGATGGTGACGGGGTTGAAACCCTCGTCATCGAGGTCATGGCTGAGGCCCGTCGCACCGTGCGGGTCGATGGGGCACCAGCGCACGGGGGCGATGTGGTTGGCCTCTTTGGCCTCGTCGAGAATCTCGCGGTAATCGATCTCGGCGCCGTCTGTGGTTTGCAGATGGCCGGAGTTGATCCACGCCTGAAAGCGTTCCGACATGCGCTTGTTGTCGGTGTTGTAGGCGGTGTCTTCGGGCACCCAGAAGTGTGGCGCGATGCAGTAGTAATGCAGCCTGCCGTCGATCACCCGCCAGAACAGTCGCGCCATTGAATTCATGTCGAGTTTGCGCGCCAGGTCGAAACCCAGAATGCATTCCTGCCCGGCGAACTGCTCCAGGGTGAGCGTGGTGTCTTCGCAGGTTCGCCAGCTTTCGACGTTGTAGAAGCCGGTTTTTGCACTCACCCAGAGGTTGAGGTGCTTGGTTTTAAAGGTGTTGGTGAAACGCGCCGAACGGATGGCCCGCGCTTGCTGGCTCTCCAGGTACTCCTGGAACACCGACACCCCGTGGTTGGGGTTGGCCTTGGCCAGCATCTTCGG